CCATCAGCTTCCCAGACATCTCCTTCTTCGTAAAACTCTTGTTGTTTAGTATAACCGGTTCCGACAGACGTTTTCTCCCCGTATTTACCTGTCATTAGGTTACGGAGGCGCTGTACGTCCTTTTGTTGGAACTCTTTTTTTAAAACATTATCCGACATATTATTTTTTTAAGTTGTATGTAACTCCTGCATTGTTAAATACAGTTGTAAATACTTTTTCTATATAATCTTTAGTTATTTTTGGAGTTGAAGTTGCATGGATTTCATCCCCTACTTGTTTCCAATTTGTTATTTTACTTAACAGTACTGGGGTAAGTCTGTTAAAATCAGGGTCTGTAGTGAGTAAATTAGTAATAAAAGCTGAAGTGTTAGCTGCTGATTTTTCTGGGTATCCGCCTTTAGCTCGTTGGGTTGGAGTGCCGTAGTGGGCTGTAAGTTTATCCATAATGGATTTATTTACATGAAGTAAACCACTAAGGTATATCCCGTAATTAGCAGGATTGTTTAGAGCATTTACTAAATCTTGTATAGTAGAATCCCCTTGAGGGGTAATTATTACATCTTTAGTAATTCGAAGACGAGTAGATACGGGTTCATCCCCCATACCATTTTCCATTAAATATGCTAAACTGTATCTGCTCATAAATAAAGGTTGGTTTTTTATAAATATACGAAAAAAAGGTACCCCCTACAACGAATTTTCCCAGCTTCTAAAGTACATATTTCCTTTACTATAAGCTTCTAATTCTAATTCTTTTAAATATTCATCCTCATTTATGTTGTGTCCATCAATGCCTTGGATTTTACCTTCAAGATTTTGCTTATGATGAATCATTTCATGAGCATATGATCGTAATATGTCTTTTGGATGCCTACCACAAGTATATAAAACAATACATTTAGTATTTGGATCATAGTGTGCAGTACGTCCTAATATGTTACTAGCATTTTCCTTATCATCCTCTATAAATGTAACATCAGGAAGTGGGTCTAAATCTAAACCATTATCCATCATAAACATTGTAAGGGATACTAATTTATCTCTAAATTCTTTATTGTGTTCTAGTCCTTTTTTAGCGATATTAGACACTATAATTTTATCTTGATGTTTATCAACTTTAAAATCAGATGGTACTACATTTTTGATATGATCCTTATAATAATCAACTCTATTAGAATCAGATGAAATATTTAAATCTATATCCTGGTTTTGTAGTGGTTCAAAAAAATCATTAGAAGAAGGTTGTTGAGGAGTATTATCATGTCCACATTTGTGACACATATATAAGTCACTTCCTCCATCTTTAATTTTCCAAGTCCAACCACATTCATCACAAACGATAGAATCACCTTGAATTTCTTCATCAACAAATGAAGTTATTTCATCACCCTCATACACATATGATTCTTCAGTTGAAGGTTTAACTTTAGATAAATCTAGTTTTTCTAAAATTGGACGAATTAAATCAATAGATTTTTTAGAGTATTTTTCTTCAAAATATTGTATCACATCAGATTTTTGAGGCATAGCATACGTTTAGCTATAAATATTAAATGTCTTCCCGTTTTGCTGTTGTTCTAAATGATTCAAATGAAGGAGATGATGTTGGGTTTTCTAAATCAAATAACGTACGTACTGTTCTAAAAATATTTAAATTTTCTTCTTGTGTACGTTCTGATTCTACTACTTCCCAGCCCTTACCTTGCATTTTATCTTTTTTAGGACCACGTTTAGATGACTTTAGCCATAGTATTCCTTGGCGTTGAGCATCCTTCCCGTAACATTCTTTATAACACTGCGTATAAACTGCGGTTTGCAGTTCGTATGTTGGTTGAATGTGGTTAGAAGTTTTAACGTCTAATACCCACAATTCATCATTAATTTCACAAATTAAGTCACAAGTACCTGCTACTTTCAATTCATCTGAAAATAAGTGTACTTCGGTTTCAATAAGTTTGGGTTTGTGGGTTTCCCAAAATTCTACAAAGTGTAAAAACATCTGCCACACATCTGGGTTATGTTGTGGGTAACCATTTTTGTCTAGGAATTTTAATTCGGCTCCATTTAAGTATTCTTCTACCATTTCATGGGCTTGAGTACCTTCTTCAGCTGCTTTTTTAACAATATATTCTGAAGCATATCCTACTTTTTTAAGCCAGTCCTCAAAGTGTCGGCCTTTGGGGTAATATCCTAAAACATAAGTTACAGATGGATAATAGTTACCATTTCGTCTATAAAACCTAGAGTCAGGTAATGTAATTTGTTTATGATCGTCAGATATTTCTAAAATGCGATTATAAGAATGTTTAATTGTACTCATACTAATTCTAGTTTTTTCTCAAATAAGTTTGAGAAGGTTAATGGTTGAGTGGTTTGAATTAACTTAGTAAAGTTTTCAAAACCCATCTCACTTGGATCTTTGTCTTGTAACTCTACTAAATATACTTCTTTACCCTCGTTTAATAGCTCTTCACAAAATGTTAAAGCTTGTTTAATAGCATCTTTATCTAATGCTATATATATTTTTTGTACCTGTGAGGTAACTAGTTTTTTCTTTAATTTGTCCTGAATATTTTTACCTAATAAAGGTATTACATTGCGTTTAATGGCCATCATATCAAATGGTCCTTCACATAAAATAATAGGTACATTCCAGTTTATAAAAAATTCAAATGGAACAATGTTTCTTGATACATTTGGATTCTTATATTTGGATCTAGAAAATTCTTCAAATCCTCTAGAAGTGAAATAATTTAAATTGCCTTTTTCATCATATGAAGGTACAACAATCATATTACTATACGGGCCATGTTCACAGTAACCAATTTGGTATTTGAGTATATCATACTTGGTGATACCACGGCGTTTTAGGTAAGCTAACGCGCGTCTACCAATGAGGTTATTGGCAGTCACATCAGTTAGCGGAATAAATTCTTCAGGCAATTTAACGCGCTCTAAATCGGTTTCTGTGTGTTCGGATTTAGAAGTACCTACTAAAGAATACAGGGATTGAAGTTTATCAGGTGTAACTTCTAGATGTTTAAATAAACGAGTTAATTTTTTACCTTTAGCATTACATACCCAACAATGCCAAGGATTGTCACCTTTAGCATTTGTATCCATGTTAACTTCAAGTTTAGGTTTATGGTGTTTACAAAATGGACAATGGTACGCTCTGTTATTTTTAGAGGTATTTTTACCTGCTCCTAAGACAGAATCCACCAATGTTACTAACAGTTGATTTACCATATTGTGGAATATATGGAAGAGACTTAAGAAACAAAATCTCTTTTAAAAAACTTTCCTAATATATTATCATTGTAACTGTCTACAAGTAAGACATTGTACTGGCATTGGTAATGTAGTTCCCAGTAGGTTAATTCTTTTTTGGTGTTAACTATCTTAATAATTTTTCTAGTAAACGCTAAATCACTTTTAGATTTTATTTCTTCTAATATTTCCTTATTAGAACCCCAATATGTAGCCCAATCAGATTCTTTTTGTACTCTTTTAGTAGTTGCTTTTCTACCAGGGCCTAATTGTTCAGCTAATTCTTTTTTAGTAAGTTTTTTCTTTACATTATGATAAAGACTTTTTTTACCAATATAAAATTTACCTGTTACTATATTAGTAATTTTATATATAAAACCAAAACTATTTTCTGGGAAGTCTTCTATGATTTTAAACTCTTTAATTCCCATATTTTCATACCAAAACCAGTTATTCATGTTTAGAAATTTAAATTTACTTGAAATAATGCTTCGTTATGAAAATTTTTATTATACGGTCGAGGAAGTTTAGCTGTTGCTAGTAACTCATTATTATCATTATATAAACCAATTGTAGTAATATATGTTTGGGGACTGTTATACCATTCCGGGTGTATTATGATACCTGAGCTACCTGAAATGAAGCTTGGGTTGGTTGAATAATTATACTCTGAGTTTCGGGCTCTAATAAAGACTGAATTGATAGGAGTAAAGTCTTCATATTGGAGTTGGAAGGCAGCATTAATATTTGTTGCTGTAATAAGGTTAGTAATAATAATACCTATATCTGGGAAGACAAGTCCATAGGACCCTTCTCCTTGTCCGTATGAGAATCCCCCACCAGGAAGAGTAAACCCTTCAGTTAATGTGTATGCTCTTCCACAGTTAAGTAGTTGAGGGGGGCTTTCATTACTATTATCAGTGTAATTGCCTATTCTTAAGCTACCCGGGAGAAGAGCAGTTTTATATTTTGAGCGAGCAATTGATATAATGCTAAAAATAGAGCGAGAAGAGCCTCCCCAAGTAAATTCAGCATTTTTATCCCCTAGTACTATGTTGCGAAGAGCTCCATATAATGCTTTACGGGCAATTACTCCATTTTTATCAGCTAGGGCTACACTAAATTGAGTATTAGTTGTAGATCCAATATAGTAATTAGTTATAGTATTTATAGAACCACTAACCGTATATGTTACAGATTGAGAAGAAAAAGTAGGAGAATCAACAGGTATATTGTTAGTATCTGTCCAACATGATGTTGAAGTAGAAACAATATCTGTAATAAAATCTAAAGAATCTATTCTGTTTAAAGCCATAATTTTATCTGTCTAAATTTACTACTATAGTCATATCTGTTGTTCTGCTAGTAGGTACAGGTTGAGATAATTTAGCTACTGCTAATAATTGTTGATCATCATCATATAGCCCAACAGATGTTATGTATGGAGAAAAAGAAGATCCTGTTACAAAATCTAATACTTTTCCACTAGTATCTACAGAACTACTATTTAGAGGATTTATATACCCACTTCCTGAAAACATAGAAGGGTTTAAAGAGTAATTGAATTCATTTTCTCTAAGAGTGCATTTATATTGGGTTTCATATATGATTTTAGAACTTTGAAAACTACATGTTATTTCATTATTAAGGAAATAATCTATACCTCCATCTCCAGCAGTAAGACCATTTGGGAATACAACTATACCATGTGGATATATAATTATTCCTCTGATATTTGCTGAGCCGGATTTATAAATTACTCCTTCACCTGTATCTACGTATTCATCATAAATAAATTCATCGCCAGGGTCAGTTACTTTAAGATAAAAAGTATTTGGATTTATATAATCACCATATAATCGAGAAGGGATAGATAAAACTCTTACTCCAGTATTAGATGATGTTTGAAAATACCTTGAACTAGATAATGTAGTTTGTAAATAGTTATCAAATCTACTGTGAACATTTAAAGTTGCCCCTCCTTCAATAATGTTTCCATTCATGTCAGTTTGAATAGTTTCACCCTCAGGATTTAGAAGTTGGTTAGAATAATACAGTTGTTTTACTGAATTAAAAATAAGGGAAGCAGAAATTGATTGAGTAGAGGAATAGAAGATATCAGTAGCACTATCAAAAGAAGCATTGACTCCTAAATACCTTACCATTCCACTTTCTGATATAGCAGTACTTCCAGTAAAAGTAAAACTTTTATGTGTAACTAAAGGTGTTACAATAACATCTTGTGAAGTAAGAGATTTGAAGGCACCCATTCATTAAAAGTCTAATTTAACACGTATTAATGCTTCTTTAGTAAAATCTTTTTTAAGTGGTTTTGATAACTTTGCTACGGCTAATAACTCATTATTATCATTATACATTCCTACAGAAGTAATATAGGTTTGTGGATTTTGAATAAAAAGATCATATATGATATTACCCGAACTGCCTGAAATAAAGCTTGGATTTTCTGAATAATTAAATTCAGCGTTTCTGGCTCTTATAAATACAAAATCAGATGTTATTGTTTCTTGGCTATTTAATGAAAATGAGCTACTAAATGTAGATCCAGAAACCATTTTAGCATATAGTCTAGCTGGGTTGGTTGGGCTAGGGTTAGAGTTAGATGATTTAGAAGTATTTAATATAATGCCACCATTAGCTTTACTTAAATCTAAAGCAGCGGCATTTAAAACTATTGTTCCAATATCTGGGAGGAATAGACCATAAGATCCAGAAACTGTCATACCTGCTGCCACAGCATTAGGAGCACTGTTAGCTAAAGAAATAGCTGAGCCATTGCTGCCTGATACTATTTGGAATACTCTACCACAGTCAAGGTAAGAAATAGTTGTAGTATCTCTGCTATTATCTGTTAAATAAACAGCATTAGTACTACTAGATAATACTAAATTAAAACTACCTGGGAATAAGGATTGTTTGTAGCGAGCTCTATCAATTGTTAAAGTATAAAAATCGGTTTGGGTTACACCACCAAATACAAAATCAGTATTTTCATCCCCATAAATTAAATTACGGAATTGACCATAAACGGTTCTTGTTGGAGATAAATTACTTATACTAGAATCATACAACAACGAACCTGATCCTTGTTTATTACCATATGCAATATTAAATTGAATTTCAGCTGAGGGGTTAGTGGGTGATAGTTGGTAAACATTTAAGTAATAATTGCCACTACTACCTGCTTCTTGAACAGAAGAAGTATACATATTACTTAATACCGGAGCATTATCTGTCCAAGCCGGTGCAGTAATTGAATCAGCGCTTACAACAAAATCTTGGGGATCTAATCTTTTAAATGACATTTATTATTAATTTTTTAATTAAGCATTTTTATTAATTTGGACAGGGACAGTAATTCTAGCTCCACTATCTCTACCTACTACAGTTAATGTGGTTGAAATTTGGTTTACTCCTGTAGGGAATAAAATATTAATTGTAGTAGCAGCCATATTAATGGTAGTACCAACTACGGTTTTAGACACGTTAGTTCCAAGAGTAGTTGTTGAATTTAACGCGTTAGCTTGAGTTGTATTAATACCTACACCATTAAATGCACTCATTAATCTAACATCAGCTATAGTAGCAGTATAACCAGAAGATTCGCGAGTTTGAGTTCCACCTAAGTAATTTAAGGTTTGAGGGCTAACAGCAAGTGAAGCACCTTGATTTAAAGTAATAACAGTGTAACCAAGATCTAAAATAGGAAGTTTAGAAGTACCTCTTGGAAGAGTAGTAAGCAAGTATTTCATTGCTTGAGTTTCATCAGGAAATGCTTCTAATAAAGGCATATTATCAATTGCTTGGCCATAAAATGATGATCCAAGAGGATTATTAGGATTATATAAAGTATAATCAATTTCATCATCTGCTAAAGCAAATTGTGTAATTCTAAAAGAACCGTCATTTCTAGCTAGTAATTCTCTACCTTTTCTTGTTAAGATAGCATCTACTGTAACTATTGAATTATTAAGATATCCCATTTTTTATAGATTATTTTATTATAAATATTAATTAATTATTTCTTTTTGTGTTAAATCTACAATTATTTTATCATAATTATCTACTAATTCTTTAGATATAAATTCAGGTTGAATTATACCCGCAAAACTATTTCCAGCTACAGGTTTAGGTACATCTAAAACAACATATGTTCCATCATTTACTACTCGATAAATTACAAAATGATTTAATTCAATTGGATAACTACCAGGTGTATATGGAACAGATATAGATGAAGTTAAATTAGTCAAAGCAGGAGCAATAGTAATAGCTAAACCTGTATCATCACCATTATAAGAATTAATTTCTTGGATGTTATATATAGTATAAACTTGGTCTTTTTTATATTCAAATCTTATAAAATCCCCAGGACTAATATCACTAAATGGTATTGCAATAGGAGAAAAATTCATAGCGGCTGAAGCTGTAGGGAGATTTTGGGTTAAACCAGATTGCCACATATTGGTTAATCCAGGAGACATTAGTAAAACTGAGTAACCTCCATTAAGAGCTGGGAAATTGTTTCCTCCTTCCCAATAAGAAGCAGTAGTTATATTAATATCAGCTAAAAAAGATGATGTTGCACCTGTTCCTGTTCCTGGGGGAGTTTCTTGACCTATATATAAGACACTTTGATTACGACCAGCTGCTACCCCTTTAACTTTAATAGTACGAAAAGGATTATCATCAAAAACATAAGCCTGCACTACAAAAGTATCATCTTCATTATAATCAAAAGATGGTGACCAACCTGATGTGTATACCCCGCCTTCATTATATCTAATAAAATCATTTACAAACTCTGAGCCTACAGGACCAACCATATTTCTTGATATTGGTGATAGTCCAGAAGTGTTAGCATTCCAAGATATTGGATTACCATTTTGTAAGATTATAATTCCAACTCTATTTTCAGCAAATATATCAGTCCAAGTTGGTTCAAGATATAAATCAACTTTCATTCTAATACGAGTACCAGTTTGAAGTGAACTACTTAAAATACGTTTTGTTTGAGCAGAAATAGAAGTCCAAGCTGGAGATTGTGGGTTAAGGGTTTGGTCAAAATCAATATTACTAGGAGTAATAATAGATTCATCTATATCATATTCATTACCACTATATCTAAAATAAGCAGTCACATTAGGTACAGTCACGTCAACAGTTTGAGTAGACAGTGGTCCAAAACTCATTGTTGTGACATAATTTTGTTTATTTTCTCCAGTTTCAGTTACTAAAATAGGTACTATTCGACCAACATGAGTTATATTATGGATACCTGTTAATGAATCATCATTTGGATTTTCTGTTAGTAAAGGATCATTACCTATTAATCTAACTATAGCTCTTTTACCAGGTTCAAAATTATCAATCAAATTATATAAAGGAACACCTTGAGGATCAGCAATATTATTAGCAGGTTCAGGGTTAACAACATTACCTTTTGTATCAATTAAATATTTAATAAAATATGCTGTTTGGTCTATAAGTTCAGGACCAGTTCCTCCTACACCATCAAAATAAGCCATGTATGTTTGATTTTGTTCTACTACAGGATCTTGAGGAGTAGTACCAACATAAAATTTTTCAAAATTAGCTGTGTTTAATGCACTATTATAAGGTTGATTAAATATATCTGTTTTTGTTGGCATAATCTTTATTTTTAAAACGGTTTATTAAAATCATATGAACTTACTCTTGATCCATTATATCTAATATTAGACCAAGTTTTTGAAGAATAGTTTGAATCTTGAACTGAGGCAGGAGTTGCAGTTCCTGAGATTATAGTATCAAAATTTTGGGGAAAGAATATTCCTGCTCCATAATCAACATCTAAAAACTGGGATGAGAATTGGGGGGTCTCAGCATTACCGAATAAAGCATTATAGTCATTATATTCAAAATCTGGAAATTCAGGGTTAGGTATAAGTGAAGAGGTATAGTTTATAATAACATCAGTACTTACTGTATCGCCAGAAGAAGTTATAGGTTGGGCTTGTAAACCAAATAAATAATAAGTTGACTGTTCTTGAACAGAATTAATAATGTATTGAACAGGACCTATATCACTATATGTTAATATAAATGATTGAAGTTGTTCTAAATATGCTGATTTATCTATACCATTTTGGTCGATTTTAGATATCTTAGCGTATTTAACACCTGGGGTTACTGTAGATTTATATGTATTATTGCCGGCCATATTTTGGGTTGGTTTTTATTTATTTACAGGTGCTGTGGTTATAATACTTCCAGTATCATACCACAATGCTATACTTCCAGTACCTGGGGTTAGGGAAAGAAAAAATGGGAGAGAATAAGAAATTCCAGCAAAATCTCCATTTGATGGGTAAAGATATATACTATAGTTTATTGGTTCAGTTGAAGGATATTTAAATTCATTTTCATTATTTAATTCACCATCTGATGTCTCAATTATAGTTCCCGGGAGTTCACCATTGTAAAATTCGGCTTGGTCATCATGTAATGATTGAGTTAATCCTAAAGGTGTTTTAATAGATTCATACCAAGATTGAGTATTATTTACTTCAGGGGTTAGGGAATTATAATCATTAAAAGTACCTCCAGTACTACCCGTAATAAATCCAGAAACTATAGAACCACTATAATAATTATTACTACTAGTAACTTGTGGTTGTACAACTTTACTTCGTTCTAATAAATGCTGTTTAATAACAATACCTGATTTTAGATTTGTTCTTGCAGGAACAAAATCTTTAATCATCTTAAATAATGAGTTATCAAAATATTTTATTAAACGAATATAATTTATTGGGTTATAATATGGTACATTATTAGCAAAGTTAGGTGAACCAAAATATGAATCAGCATATGTTTCTAAATCAGGATAATCAGAATAAAATGTTTGTCTAGGATCTCCAATATATTCTCCTATATCAAAATAACCTAAAGTTGATTTAATATGATTATCTACTTCATTCTGGGGAGAAAATGCAATTTCTATAGAACTAACATTTGAAGATATACTTGAAGTAGAGGCTGCAACTTGTTCTAAGCCACGAAATGCAGATAATGTATAAGCTTCTTGGGTATATTGGACACTTATGGGAGGTAAAGAAGCAGATATTGCTGATGAGGAGAGAATTATAATTTTATCATTTATAATATCTCGAACTCCTGTTCTTGGGATGGTGGAAGTGTAATTACCACCAAATTCACTTACTTGTAGAATAGAACTAGTAATACCAAACATACTAATGATGTTCTGTAAACCAGCGGTTGTTCCTTTAGATTTTAATAAATAAGGTAAATTGTGATAAATACGTTTATACATTTCTTTATTAACGTCATCTAAAGGAGTATACAATGATTCTTGAGATGCTGTTACATATGTAGTAATTTTTTCAGCATCAACTGGGTTAGGGTTAACAGTGCGAGTAAAACTACCTGAGTTAATGCTGGTAAAAGCATCAAAAAGATCACTAATAGAAAAATTATTTTGGTAGATTTTTAAACCAAAAGATCTAATAGCATCTGCTACTAAATCCTTAGATATACCGTATTCTAAGCGATTATCCCCACTATATCTATTAGTTACATCCTTATAATATACCCAAATATTATCATAGTGTTGACCAATCATGTTAACAAACACTTTGTAGGGTTCGTTTTGAGGGTCATCTTTTAAATATGCAGGTATAGTATTTATTAAATAATCCTGGTTGTTTTGGTCATAATCTGTAGCATCACTTAATAATCCTTCATACCAAGTAGTAACAGAAGCATTACTACTAGTTACTAAAGTATAAGGAGGAGTAGTAGTACTTTTAGGGTATGTTATTGAACCTGTTTCAAAATATAAATAATATTCAAAACCATCAAAATTTTTAATTATATCTGTAATCTTATTACTGTAGTATAAAGCACTAGAAGTTAAAGATGCACTTATAGTAGAATTAATAATATTTAAGCTTGAGCTATATTGTTCAATAAGTTGAACTTTATAAAAGAAATTTTCAACTCTAGATGTAGCTGAGGAAAAATGAACAAAATCTGAAAAATTGGAATAATCTATTCCTATATTTAGACTTTTTTCTGCTAAATATGAGATAATTTGATCATATGAAGATACAAGCCCAGTTGTTAATAATTGTTCATAATTAATATAATTAGTTGAGTTATTAACTCTGTCTTTTATAGAAAGATTTAAATTTGGACCTTTAAGTGTAGGATTAGTTAGTTTAGGAGTAACAGGTAAAAATTCAAATGTAACATTAAATGCTAATGAATCTGCAACTTTGGTAACAATCCATAGAGTATCTTTTACATTAAATTGGGGAGGTAAAGGTTCATATAGATTAATTAATATTTCATATTGTGTACTTGTTTCATCAAGTAATATGTTATTAGCTATAACTAACTCATTATCCCCAAAATTTAAATAAAAATCTTGAAAATATGTTAATTCATTTAATTGGTTCTTAAATTGATTTACTAAAATCTTAAGATCAAAATTTGCTAAAACATTTGAACCTAATCTTACCTCTGTTCTATCAGGAGAAATACTTTTTATAAAATAATTTTGATTCTCAAAAGATGAATTAAGTTCATTACTAAAAAAATTATATATAACATTGTATGATCCTTGAGAAAAACCTGCATTAAGTAAGTTTTTTTCTGGGTCTAGGGAAATTTCATAGGTTGTAGAAAAATCGGAGCTGTAAGAAACAGTATCCGTTACTACTTGGTAGTCAGTAAAATTATAGTTAGTAAGTGCATATGATCTACCTAAAGATTGAATAGTATATTCTACCCTGTGTGCTGAAGGGTTGAATAAAGAAGGAACGGGCGCAATAGAAAGTAAAGTTAAATCCTGGGTAGAATAAAACTGGGTTTCTAGGTTAGCAGGGTCTATAGAAGTTACTAGTGCGGCCATTATGAATTATTAGGTGATGAATTGGTACTAGGTGGAGTTTGAAGGGAAAGCAATTGTTGATTAGCGGCAAGTAAATCTTGTCTTAAAGTAGTTATTTCATCTAATAAAAGTTGGATTTCTTCATTAGTTTGTTCAAAACCAATATAATCACCACTAGTTTTAGCTAAGTATTCATGTGAATTAGTATTCCCATTAGTAGGTATATCATAAAATAAAGTATTATATAACTCAAAAAATTCTCCTATAGTTATAGTATCTACTAAAGGAGGTGGCGGTACTGATACTTGGGAAAAAGAAGTATCAATAGTGTTTTTATAGTTTTGTTTGTCAAAAACTGTTTTATTTAATTCATAATTAGCCATTAACTACTTTAAAATAATAATTGTTATCAAAAACTACTGTTGAACCATTTATAATACTCTTAATAAGTATTTTATAATATCTTTCAGGTTCTAAACCATTCATATAAAGTGTAAAATAACTACCTTGCCTATCAACACTTAATTGAGTATATTGGTCATCGAAATCTACAACAACTTCATTAGTATCCAAGTCTTTTATAGAATAATATGAAGAAGTTGGTAAATAGTAATTTTGTGTATAATATGAAGAAGTTTGAAAAGTTCTTAGTGGATAAGTTGGTCTGCTATTAATCCTAAATATGTTTACACTTTCAGGGTAAAAAACACCAATATTATTATCAATAGATACAGTAGCAGTTGTTGTAGATAATTCAGTAATAGTAGAAGATCCAGTACTAAATGTATAATCTCTCCATCTAAATTCTAATTGTGGAGGATATATGGTATGGGTATCTGAAGAGAAGAATTGGATTTTAGATTGGTAGTCTTCATTATTAGTAAATTCAATAGCTTGTTTAGCTATAATTCCGTTATTAGCTATAGTTCCACTGTACCAGGCTTTAACTATGTTAGTAACATTTGTATCAATATCCCCTGAATCTTTATAGGTAAAACTTTGGGTAGAATAAATTGGTAAAACAGTAGTATTAGAGGAGCTTATATACCAAGTGCCCCCTCCAATTTCATTTCCATAAGACGCAGTTACAAATGCAGAAAATCCATTAGTAGTCCAAGCATTACTTCCAGAATAAGATCTCCAAGTCCAACTAACTCCATTTTCAATTTCAGGATCATAATTGTATTTTCCAGTACCCATATTCCAAGAACCAGAAATTGGATAAAATTCAAGGATAGTAGTAGTACTAAGTCCTTCTAAATTAGCAGCAAATCCTTTAAAATTAGCTTGCCATTGAGATCCATTAATTTTATTATCTATAAGATCTGTAATTTCATTTGAGTCAAATTGGATTAAAAATCTGCTAGCTTGAGGATAAGAAGATAAATTATTTACTAAAGTAGTAGTTTCTATAATTTCATCTAACCCTGTATTTTTATTAGGGTATAATGAATAGATAGTAGCATCTTTAACAGGAAATAGTTTATAAACAGCCATTTTTTATTATAAATATAAAAATTATAAAGATACAACACGTCCTTTAATATCACCATCAGGATATTTAACTTCAAAAATCATAGGATCTAATGATGGATAAATAGTATTATTTTGGGTTGCCCCTGCAATATCATAAGCAAATGGGGAGTATCCTAAATTAACACCTACTTTATTAGTTATATGAATAGTTTTAACAGTTTGAACACCATCAATTTTATCTAACATGATATATAAATCTCTTAACACAATTGGTTCATTCATTTGCCATTTATCAATTTCAAAATAACTTTTTAAAGCATTAATACAATTAATTAAAACTTCACTATTAATATATTCAGGAAGAACTATAATATCAAATTCTACTCCAATATTAATAACATATCCATCTCTAATTCGGATACTGTCGTTAATTACTCTATATTGAGATAAATATGTTTTTAAATTATTTTTTAAAGTATCTAAAGCAGGTTTGAGTTTTTTATTACCATCATATGCTAAAATATATAAATCTAATATAGATGGAGTTTCACCAGGAAGAATGTTTTCTAATTTTTCGGGTTCAAGATATATCTTAGCTATTGAACCATATTGTGAAGGTAAACTTAAAGCTCTAACTAAATAATCATCTTGAGTTACGGTTCTTAATTGAGTACCAAATGCTGCTAACGAATTAAATCTTAATTCATCAGTAGTATCTCCATCTTTACCCCCAGTAGCTGCTAAAGGATTAGTAACAGCTACAGAATTAAGGATTCGAGTTTGTAAAGTAGGATCTAAACCAACAGCATTAAATGTAATATTAGCAGTATTAATGATAGATGTAATAGAGTTAGCGGGTACATTAGCTGATATTCCACCACCAGTTAAATATCTTACTGTTAATGTTGTGTTATATGGGGCAATACCGTAAGTACCTGTATATAAGAAATTAGCAGGATCAAAAGCTGTATATAAAAACTGGTTTGTACCTGAGGATAAATTTAAGCCTACGTTTGTTGGGTTAGGGATAATTTCCTCATCATTATTTTGAGTGTTAGTACCTGCTCCAAATTGAATTTGAAGAGTTGTAGGAGTAGTAAAACGAGTTACAAACCTACGTGGAACTTTTCGTAATTGTAATAAATAAGGTACTTCACCTGAGTCATTAGGATTAGTATTAGCTATAGTGTCATATATAGTTTCTTGGGCAAGATATGGTACTTCGTACCACTCATTAGTATTACTATCTACTATATCTAATACTTGTATGATATTTGAGTCATTAATTTCTACTGTTTGGAAACGCTCTGGAGCTCCAAATGAAAAATCAATAGAAGTTACATTTGCCGAAACAGCATTTCTAGTTTTCTTAAGTAAGAAAAAATCAGGGACATCTCCAACTGTGCTGTATACTGTAATTTGAGTAGGATCAGCTGAACTAGAAAAGGTAAAATCCACAGAGTCATGCATGATAAAGCCTGTAGCTCCATTTAAATTAGAAGCTAAAGTAGTATTAGCTGCTATCTGTACAGCATAATCAAAATCTGGGTTCCATTCATTTTCTATAGGGTCTAATTTGGCTGGTACTTGTTGGTAGATATCAATAGAGGCTAAGGCAGCAGTGGTTACTTTAGGTTTATACCCTAACATGTATGCTAAAGTATATAAATTATTTTGTTGTCTAGCAAATTGAACAAAGTTTTCTTGAATTTGATTATCAAGATAAAATGACATCACATCACCAACATACGCTGACATTTCCATGAATAGCATTCCTGGGGATGAAGGGGAGAAGTCGTTGTATGTTGATGGGAAATATGTTCTAGTGTATTCAATAAGAGCATTTCTTAATTCACCAAAATCTTTATTTATATATTTTATATCTCTATTTTCAGTTGCCATTATAATGTAATTTGAAGATTTTCAGGAGTATTTCCTAAGTATGAATAATTTATAGATAATTGTATAGTATTTTCATCATATATTGGAGTTAAAGATACTCCATTTATTCTAACTGCAGGAAAGTTTGCTGATAAATCGTTGTTAATTTTGATTTCTAAGCCTTTTAGGTATTCATCAGTTATATTTTCAAACAATTGGTTTTGTAAATTAGAACCAAACCCTGGGTTAAGAACTCGCTCACCTTTATTAGTCAACAAAAAATTAATCATGTTTGATTTAACTTGATCCGTAGTAGTATATGTTGATGTAAATACAGAAGTTCCTGTGGTTAGTGATGGATTAAATCCAGATCCTGTATATAAGGGGGTACCAGCATTAGTAGCACCACCATTAAAGGGAATAGATATTCCAACAGCAACTCGCTGATTTAAGTCTAAAGGGTTTTGGTTTGCTATTCTAATTGCCATTATTTAGTCATTAATCCCATTATTTGATCTAAACTTACTTCACCATTAGGCAAACTTGAACCTTCACCTACTGTGCTAATAGGAGGAGGAGTATAAGCTGGTTGAGCATGTGATGAATTGGCTGTCATCATAGTATCAAATTCACCTCCAATCATGCTACGTAAATTACGTTTAATATCTGGGTTGATGTTAGTTGATGTAGTTTTTATATTAAAAGCTAAAGGATCAGTATTTTCAGAAACTACAGCTTTTGGAGAACGTACAGCCTCAAGAAGTATATCTTTAATTTCTTCTTGAATTGCTTCACGAACTGCTTCTTTAATTAACTTTTTCAATATATCTGTTTTCATATATATAAATATTTGATTATTCAGCTGTTAACTGAGGGTTTGAGTCTATAATGAATTTTAGTTGGTCTATTAATACTTGTGGATCAGATGCGAATGATGAATCTGTTTTTAATACAGGTACTCCTTGTTTGTTAATAGCTTGGGCAAAGCGTTTAGGATAAGAAATATTAGAAGTATCATCTAATTTTAGTTCTAAAAGAAATCCTTTATAAATTTTTTCTTGTTGTATTACCTCACTATTACTTATTCCGGTAGATGAGTTGACTAAATCATTTAATTCATTGTTAATTTCTTCAAAAGGCACATCTTGATCTTCAGCACATTGAAGTATAAGAGCATCTAAAGAATTTAAAATAACTAAAATTACTCCAAGTAATGTTCCTATAGTAGCTAAAACTACAGTTGCAATATTAAGTATAACATTAAATTTTTTAGCAGTTTCTTCAAGTTTAGCTAATCCTACAGGTACTCCTGGAGGAGCCGGAAGAGGAACAGCTGATGATGCTGCAATACCAATTCGTAAAGCAGTAATAGTGGTTTTAAGTCCTAAAGCTATTTTAGATAAAGTTATTATGGTTTTGTATATAGCATTAATTTGCTTTACTAGCTTATTACGTTTTTCTATAAGTTGTAATAACCCAGCTCTATTAGGACAAGAAGCTAAATCTTTTATAGTATCTAAAGGTAATTTAGCTAAAATACCTTGTACTACAGCTGCTCCAAAAGGTAATAATAATGATATTAAAAAAGGAATAATTTTTCGCCTAATTTTATCTTTTTGAGAATTAAAAATATTAACTAGTCGTGCTTGAGGTGCAAGTTGTGATTTTAAATTTTTATCTAAAGTTTTATTATTTTCAGCCTTTGTTTCAGCATTAAGTTGAGAAGTAGCAGTAGTAGTAGGATCAGATTCAGGTGTTAAAGTAATACGAGGTATTTCAGTTACTATATTAGAAGAAGGAAGGTTAACTATAGGAATTTTACTTATCTGAGCATTTGTGGGAAAATATTTAGAAGCACGAACTTCTGGAGTAAGTTGTAGTATTATTCTGGGGGGGTTATCTGGTGAATTTGTAGATAATGTAGATTCATATGAGGAAAGATAGGCGATTGATCCTAAAGGTTGATTAAATGGTGGTTGGGTTAAGTAGGCTTCTAGTTCATAATAACCAATTTTTACTATAGGAGATGATTCTGCCGTAGTAGTAAGATTATCCTCTGTTAAATAAAGAGCAGTAATAATATAATCAAGATTATCATCTGTATTAATTGATACATTACCATTTGTATCAGTATGACCAACTAATTTAAGTACTCCATGGTTTTCAACTCCATCATCTCCAAGAGCAGGAGTACTAAAAATTGTAGCTCCAGCTAGAACGTTTTCATCAAATGTATTAGTAGATGGGTCACTAAATTTGTAATATACATTTAATATTTTTCTAGGCATAGTATATATTTAATTAAAACTACTAACATAATCTATATGAAAAACGTGATTCTCCATTAACATTACCTTGTATAAATGATAATATAAATGGATTATTGTTTGGTATTCCATTTAAATTAAAAACTAGATCACCTTGAATTATAGCATAACCTACTACAGGGATACCTTGGAGAGAATTAAAGCAATAATCTATATGTTGTAGATAATCTGTTTCGTTGGCTACTGGTCTGTTATTATTAAATATATAGTTATATCCTATAACTTGTTGTGCTACGGCTGAAGCTTTATTTCTATTTATGGTACCATCAGTTTGTATAAACCAATCATCTATTAAACTTTGGCGTAAATTACCGTTAGAATTAGACCCACTTAACACAAGGGGATAAGTATTAGCTCTAGGAATATTAGTAGGAGAAGGACTTAATCTTTCTCTTAAAAATATTGTAAATCCCCAAGAAATAAGACTACCAACCTGATTTGCTCTTATATAATAAGTAGGAGTATAGACTGTATTTGCAAGATTAGATGTAGGACTAAGTCCAAATCTATCTGGAAGGCCAAAAGCATCAATAGTAAGTGTATTTACTCCAGGAGGTTTAGTAAGTCTAATGTTATTTCTAAAAGAACCAGTAATAGCTATTGGTCTACATGGAGTTGCAGCAAAGCCAGCTTCCACTTCTACGTACTGCCATTGTTTATAATAACTAAGAGATTTTGATGGGTCATATGAACCTTGTTGTACTAAAATTTCTTTTTGAATAGTAGGGGCAGGTGAACCATTACTAGTAAAATATTGGTTCACATATACTTCTAAATTATTAGCTCTTTTATCTGATAATGAACGTACAGGTAAACTAGCCTCAAAGTCTGGGTTGGAGGTACCATTAGATTGAGATGGTTCTCTATCATAGTTGGGGACTACAGATTCGGATGCTCGAATTATTAAAGAGCCAGTAGTACCCCAAAATGAGAGAAACTGGATTGCGTCAGATAGGTTATAGTCTAAAACACCTACATCATATGGGTCTAAAGAGGAAACTAAATATTTACCCGCATCAAATCCTCCATCAAATCGAAATACACCTCCTGTTCTTGAATTAATATTTGGAGGAGGAAAATTAAAGGTCCCAGTAGGAGAAGGATTTTTAATAGTGACAGAAGTAAAGCCATCCCTTACATATGTTATTACTACAGTAGAAAGATCAATACCATCAGGTACATTAGATATACGCCATATACCAGATGCGTCAGTAGTAGTGGTTAATAATCTACTTTGACCTGAGGAGTCAGTATAACGAAGTTTAATAGTTACATTATTTAAAGGATTACCATTAACTGAGTCTAAGAGTCTTCCGGAATATGGGTTAGGCATAATTAAGAAATTTTAACATTTTTAGATAATAATTTTTTATCTTGAATAAAATTATTAATAGATATTGATATATCCTCAGCATCACTAGAAATAGCATTTAGTGAGGCTATTGGTGCTCCAAGTGAGTCAGCAGCATTTTTAAAAGCTATATTTAAAGTATCCATAAAAACAGATAATTCTTTTAATAAAAGATTTAAATTATCCCCCAATACAGGTGGTTGAATATTTATTCCCTCTGTTCCACTAGTAATTCCTAAACGTACTAAAGGAGATGCTAAAACAATTTGAGTTCCACCGTCTATATTAATAGTAGTGTCTGAAGAAAAATGCATTGATTTTTCAGAGCTTAAAATAATACTATCTTTATTAGCGTTAAATACTAGTCGTCCTGAATTTAAAATTATTTGATTTCCTGAATATGAATTAACATTATCGGGAATGTCTGTAGAGGGAAGTTTATTGTATGAGTCAACTAAATTACTTGTAAGAGTAAATTTATTAATTTGTTGGGTAGAAGTTAAATAGATAGATGACATATCATTACCTATATCTTCTGTTGTAGGAACCCAAGGATCAGTTAATAATACCCCCTGCCCATTTCGAATTATAGTAATTGGATCCCCATCTTTACCATCACCATTAGACCAATTATTTTTAATAGCAACCTTACTAACTGTAGATCCTAGCCTAATAGAATTTCCAAATCTGCCTTCATATATAATATCTCCTTCATATGATAATAAAGGATGTATGTTGCTTATATTTGTTTCTTTAAATGTTTTTCCTAAGTCTATTTCAGTAGATTGGTCTTCTACTCTTCGTATAGTTGCTCCAGCAGCGGTTTGATCATAATCTCTTCTTTGTGTATCAGGTAAAATATTAGCAGCTGGGATAGCATTATGAATTTGGCTATTCCAAATATTAATAGGAGGTAAATAATATGGAGATACAGATGTAGTATTAGTAGTAATATTAGTATTAGGAAGATATATTATTGGAACTAATTCATTAATTAATGGATATTGTTTAAGATTTGGAAAAAGAGGATATGCTGCTACTTTACCAGAACTAACATTATTAAAAGTAGGATTTTTAACAGCATCTATAAAAATAGTACCTATACCATTCCATTCTCCATATTTTTTAAAATCTATATGAGTATCATCTAAAATGATATCTATTACTCTATATGTTGATATAGTAGAAGTAGTAGCTCCTCCAGATGAAGCACCCGCAGTAAAATTTGATCCATTACTGGTTTGATTGCCATATGAGACTGTAGGCATTAGTTACCTCCTTCTTTAAATTTGTCTATTTCAGCAAGTAATTGGGCTTTTTCTTCTTCAGAAATACCAAAACCGCCTTCGGCGGTTCCATTATTACTCATAATACGTTGAATAATAGTAGCCATTTTAATTAATTGCTCATCATTTTTAACACTTATTTCTAAGTATTCTTTAATTAAAGGAACAATTAAAGTAGCATCTCCTATTTCGTTTACTAGTGGTTTTAATTCTGATATGAGAGCAGAGATTTGTTTGTCTTTTTTCTTTTGATTATTATATATCTCCTCTAATATGTCAGAAAATTTTTTACCACCAAATACAACATTGTCTAAACCATTCATGATACGTGTTTAATAATAAATATAATTA